TGGTTTGATCTTTGAATGACAAACTCTTTACCTTCACCAAGCACCGTACGGAACGCGCGAAGAATCTTGTTTGTTTCATCAAGACCTTCTTGAAGATTGTCAAGGAATTCTCCGGCCAAACCTTTCTTCCACCGACCAGTGCCGGGGGCGTCGTATTCATCCCCTACTATGAAAAGTTTGTTTGGCTCGAAGTCAGAAACGAACTCCGTAACAGCAGAGATAGCAGGAAAATCATGACTAGGAACCTGCATATCCGAAATGAATACGTACGTTTCCAAAAGGAACACCTACCTTCACGCGGCTAGGTGTCCTGCTCGCCCTTCTTGTCAGGATCAACTTTCCGCACTTGGGGAATTCTTATCTCAAGCTTTCCCGTCGAGGAGTCATGCCGGTCAATATAAAACCCCATAGACCTCACAAGGTTTAGCACCTTCTGCCAGTCAGCCGCCTCTATAGCCACGGAATCTTTCTCCTTACAAAACTTATCGGCAAAAACACTGGTCAGGTAACACGTAAACTAACTAAACAAGGAATCATACCTGTCAAGGTTGTCTTCTTGTTGTACTATAGTGGTAGTTCCACGCTCAGTAAAACAAGAAGTAGCATAGTCAACCTGCAAAGGAACAGCATCACTAGTTTCACCATCACGGTTCTTAAGAACCTGAGCACGAACATCACCGTAACGACTTGTAGTATCTAAAGCGAACACACTAACAACAACATCACTAGAGTTAGTAGCTTCCGAAGTCTCAGCCAAAGCAGACAGTGTGTAATGTCCAACACTTTCAGCTTCAGCCTGCGCTGCGCGTGAAACCTGCCAAGGAGAAACGAGAGGGATACCGCGACCGTCATCAAAAGAAGTAGCAAACTGTTTACCTGCTTTGAGAATATCTGTTAGTTCTTCTCGCACAGAATTGCGGCGACGATCCGACTTGAGCAGAGCAAAGTAGTCAATGATACCTAGGTCAATGTTAAACGTAGCTTGCAAACGATGGAACCTACTCTCGACCATCGCAATCGTAGCCCCGCGCGGAACCTGCATGACATAACACACACCATGAGCAGGGTTGTTTCCGAAGTCCTCAGCTACTTCACGAAGCTTAATCTCTTGAGACTCAGTGAGCGTGCCAGCTTTAAGGTCACGCGTGTTCAAACCCTCACTCAATCCAAACTTAGATAGCTTAGAGTGTCGAGCAATCAACTTACGACGAATCTGATCTCGAAGAGTTTCCGTTGTGGCAATGACAACATTCTTCCCTTGTTGCGTCGAAGCGTGCCATGCTAGTTGTGTGACTGAACTTGTCTTACCAGAGCCAGAAGCTCCGATGATCAAAGACATCTCACCATTCTGCAACCCGCCAACCTTTGCATCAAGAGCCGGGATGCCAAATAAAATACCCTCACCGCGACCCAAGGAATGCAATCGCTTACGCTCACTGTAATCCTCAAGGATCTCATTTACCTCAGCACGCACATCACCTTCAGGTGTGTCCTGCATCGACAACTCACGATCAATCTCAGCAAACTTTGTAAGCAAGTGAGAACGTGCGTCAGAGTGTCCTGTGAGTTCATTGCCATCAGGAAGTTCAATACCCTTAGTAAGAATGGTCGTTGCTTCACGAAGGGCCAGATCTGTCTCACGCGTAGCAACCTGCTCACGCAGTTGATTCAATGACCAACGGAAGTCTGCATCGCTGACGTTGTTGACATATAGCAAGTCGTAAGTCTCAGCGTAAACCGCTGCCTTACCGGCATCGACCCGAGCCTTAGCAAGCTGATCGAGCAATGCCTGACGAGAAAGGATAGCCCCTGTAACAGCCGCGTACCGCTCCAAGAAAAGGAACGTGTTCTTCAAGACAGGATCGAGGAAGTGCCCCTCCGTCAGGTGGCGCAATGCCTTGTCAAGGAGGTCACGACGCTCTGGTATTATCGCAGCTAGAACGATTTGAGCATGATCCAAGTCAGTCAAGTGTCAACCCAATCACTAAAAAAGAAAGTTTCAAACAGATGATTTAACAAAAGCAAACAAGGTCTCGTCCATATTAAAATAGAAGACATCGTTACTGATCAGTTCAACTTTTCCACGGTACGCGTCTTTACTTACGTGTTGAATTTTTCCTACGTCACGAACCACATCATCAGGTTCAATCTGCCCAGCAGGAACGTTCTTCCATTCACGCTTCTCAGTCGAAGACAAACTGACAGAGTTCCTACTAAAGGGCTTGGGACGTGGCATATGGGTGAATCCTTACGACGAGTAGTTGTCAAGTGGCTCTGAGCAACGCTAACATACGCGCTCGCCGCTTGTCTGGAATTGCGAACAGAATCGTGGGGAATTTCTTCAGGCTGTGAGAGTCTTCAAACTACTGTGCAATCTAAGCAGGGCAGTCGAATGAATCTTTGACACCTTTACCTCCGTTAAACCTAACATCTTCGCAATGATATGAAGATCGTGCCCCATATAGTAGTGAAGAGATATAATAGTAACAGTTTCTTCAGGTAGAGTTTCAATAAAATCTGACGCTAGATCAAGAACTTCGCGCTCAAAACGAGGCCCTTCTGGTGCCTGTGTTCGTAAAGAGTGTGACGCTTCAGAAGCAGCAGCCAACATATCCGGCGACATAGTGTGGTGCCCATTGTCAGCCACAGTGAGGACACGGCGTACCTGTTTCAGGGAAAGCCCAGAACGCTCAGCCATCTCCTCCTCAGTAAGCTCCTCTGCCTCCGAGATAGCCTTTAGCATCTTGGCACGAGCGCGAGTGGTACGAGTTGCCCAATCCAAAGACCGTAGGTGTTCAACAAGCTCACCGTAAATCCTGTGCCGCGCGTACACAGAGAAGTAACTCAAGTCGTTGGGGTCATAGTCATTGCGCGCACAGTGAGGAAGCCATAAGTTAGCAGCCAACACTAGACCTAAATAAGCCTGACCCTTAAGATCGTCAAGAGAAACATTAGAACCCTGAGTCTTACGCCACATCGTGTACGCGAGAGACTCTGCAATATCTAGGCGATCAGCGATAGCTTCTTCAAGATACGCAGGCAGCACCAGTCTACTATATCATAACCAAGATAAAGTAGTATGTTCAACTGGCAATAAGATTCAGCAATTCTAATCCAGAAAGTTGACGGAACAACTCGTTCGTCGTACCCCACACAGAATCAAGTAATGCCTGCTCACGTTCAAGAACAGCAAGATAATTCTCTTCCTGAGTATCCCGTGTCAAGAGGTTATGAACATAAACAGTCTTGTGATGACTACCATCTCGACTAATTCTACCTGCTAACTGCGTCATACGAGCCGGATTGAGAATCATATCCATGTTCACAAGGTGACGAGCACACTGCAAGTTCAATGACTGTTCGATAGCGGACGTGCCAATAAGAACTCGGCACCGAGGGTCATCCCAGAACCTGTCTTGAGAAGCCTTACGTGCCGCCTTATCTGGCTGCTCTCCCCAAATAGTTTCATACCCAATGTGTGCTGCATTTAGCCTATCTTGAATAGCACGAATAGAGTTTTTCCACTGAGCAAAGACTACAACTTTTTCAGTGGCAAACTCCCCACCATCCTCAAGACGCTCCATCAACCAATCAAGTTTGACAGCAGTGCGAGGCCCGTCAGTTTCTCCAATAGAAACAAGACCAGTACAGATCTGAGCACCGTAAATAAGCTGAGCCATAGCCTCAGCGTGCTTGACCTGAACACCTGTCTCGCGAACAATCTTAAGAACACCTTGACGTAGCTCTTCATACTTAGCCCGCTGTGCTGGATAGAGGTCTAAGTACACATCGTTTGGAGAAATGGCAGGCATACTTACGTCATCAATATCAGACGGCGTACGACGAAGAACCATCGGAGCAATAAGACCCTTGAACTCCTGAATATTTTGGTATCCGACGATACGCTTAGCCTTAGCCCCCGGCCCATGATACGAAGCATGAAAAACATTTTCTGTTCGCACGTATCGCTGAATGAATCGAAACTCAGAACCAAAAAGTTCCCGCCCGCCAATAGATTCCAGAACACCGTACATCTCAGGTAACCGTTTCTGCAAAGGCGTGGCAGACATGATCACCATACGAGGAGAACGATTTGCCAAACGACGAATAGCGAACGCTGACTTGTTCTTCCTATTACGTAGCGTGTCTACGTCATCGGTAATGATGGCAGCAAACTGAAAGTTATCAAGGATCTCATCGTCTTTAAGTAGCATCTCTGGTCCGATGATGAGAACTTCCCACGAGTAACAGTACTTGTTCATACGTTCACGTTTAGTACCTGAAGCAACTTCGATTCGCAACGACGGCATGACACGATGCAACTCATCACGCCACTGCAAAATAGCAGGAGCACGACACACAATAAGAATGCGCTTCTTTCCTCGTAGCTCGCCAGACTCCTTCATCATGGCGATCAGCAGCGCACAATTAACTGTCTTGCCGGTACCTGTCCCGTCTGCTAGAAGCGCACGCTTACGAAGGTACAACCACGTCGAGCCAACTGTCTGGTGATTGCGAGGAAGTACTCCACAACGACGACACCCTGGCTTAGGAATCCCCGTACGAATTGTCCCATCAAAATCTTTCCACTGATGGTGGGCAAGACACGGCTTGTCATTCCACGTCTCTAGCGTAGGGAGTTGAACATGTTTTGCTATCTTAACTTGATCTGCAACCTTTAATCTATGTTCGTCAGACGCTAATACCTTAGAAAGTTTTTCTAGTTCTGGTGTCACCGACTTGCCCTTCTTCTTTGCTCACGTAGCTGACTCACCACCGATGTTATCGAACAGGCTGGTCCGCCCTGTGGTTTTTCAACAGAGTCTTCAATGAATTCTACGACCTTCAATTGTTTGTACTGATCTTCAGAGAACGCGCACTTACCAGTCCCGCACGGAGACAACACCTTACACGAAAAAGCAGGAGAAGACGAGCACTTCTCCCGAGCAACTCGCTCTGCTTCCCGTAACTCGGCACGGATCTTGTAGTTGTCACGCTTGTTCTGAATGTTAACAGCCTGGTGCAGCATAGCAACAACATAAGAACTGTCTTCTTTGAAAGCACGCTTTGCTTGCGAAACAATCTGTGTCAATTCGTAAGGCTCAGGAAGCTGAGGCAACGTCACTCTTCCCCATCGTCAATAGTCTCATCAATGTCTAAAATATCAAACGAATCTCGAAGGCACGCGGACGTGTACTCAAGAAGACCAAGACTTCTCCACACACCGTTATGAAAATCTCTTAGGTGAGTAACGTATGTATCACCGTCATCACTCGCTACCTCAACAGCAATAAGAAAGTCTGTGATGACTCCTTGAGCAGAAGGGCTACCATTCTCACGAAGCTGTAAGATCTCCTTGAGTTTTATTTTCGTCTGTCTAATGAGATCCTCAGCAGCTTCGTTATCCACACTAGCTCCTCACAGCAGGCAATAACCAACAACCACTAACGATAGCATACAAACTATTCTTCTACAAGATCTTCTTCTAAATGAGTGAACTCTTTTAATTCAAGACAAAAAGTAAGTAGCTCATCCTTAGTCAGGACAGGAGCATCAGGATCACGCTCAAAGACTTCGGCAGGAGCAGTGAGCACTTGAACTCCTACCTTACGCAACGCATCAAAAACTTCACGACGAAGAAGAACTCGAAGACTGTAGGTTTCACACTGAGTGCAAGTAAAAGAGTAGAAAGGGAAATCTCCAACAGCAGGAACAATGATGCGGACAAAATCACTATTTAGTTTGATGTCGTCATCACACACATAACAAGAAACAATAACTTGCGCGCTCATCGTACCTCCCTTAAACAACGACACTACATCACGGCGTTGGGTACAACGTGGTTGATGGATACAACGTGGTTGATGGGTAAGTATTAGACGGAGGAGTCTCTCCCCCGCCCGGATCAGGAGGTGTGATGGGAGGAGTGTAGCCACTGCTTTCCGGCGTGTACTCTGCTGTACCCGCACCAGTGCGTGTAATGAGTCGGCCAAAGGCTCGATTGGCAAGAGGGTACCCAAGCTCATTAACATCAGACAGTACCGCCTTTGCCTTATAACTGATAGACATACCCTCTTTATATTGTGCAGGACTAAGAGAATACGGACTCAGCTTAACCTTAAAAAATACGAATTCAAAATTGTGAAAGTTCTCATTACTATCCTTTGCTTGAACCTTAACAAGCAAAGGAGTAGGAGAAGGATTCAAATAGTCAGGAGACCACAGATCCATAGAAAGAAAAGAGTTGTCTGGATAAATGCCCAAATTCACAAACTCAGGAGCAAACTTAGAAACCAAAGGAAGAGAAATGAAACCAGACTCAATTTCTAAATCAATACAGCTAATAGAATTCCATGTGCTCACAACAACAGAGTTACTAAGCTCATCGACTGTCTCTACGTTAGCGGAGATACTTCCAGATCGTACACCGTAGATGTCCCCATCAATTGTTCCAGCACGCGTTTCACCATCAAGAATAGCGGCGTGAGAGATAGAGAAACCCTCAACAAAGATTGCAGGCGTGTAGATAAGCACAAGATCTCATCTCCTAACTGATACCCGAAGACAAAGACCAACCATTCAGATCTCGGAATCGGACAGTTTGCGTACCATACACAAGTACGCCAGCATAAATGTTTAGCTCTTCAAATTCTGCAATGATGTTCTCTTCGTTAGTACGATAGACAGCAACACCATCAACAAAAGCAGTAGCCATAGCACTAGAAATTTCTAGTCTCATGGTGTGCCAACCGTTACTCAGAGCAGTAATAGCCTTGGCAGTAGTCTCCTGTGTCGTGCCTGCCCAGAACGTCACCTTGTCGTCGCCGCTAACTCTCAGAGAGACACCACCAGTGCCAGCCGCGAAGCCGGCTGATGTATTAACAGCAACGCCAACATACTCGCTAGCCCCATCAAGAGAAGCTTGCACTTCAAAGTCAACTTCGACAGCATACCCAGCGAAGCTAGCAGAGAAAGGAGTGTTGTGACGAGCAGTGCAAAGAGTAGAAGCGCCAGCGCCTACACAGTTCACCTGACCTGAAACAACAGTCCATGTCCCGTTCTGCGTAGTGAGGTTAGTGGTAGCAGTAAGACCATCACTAACGTCTGCTACCCACACAGGCCAATAAGAGTATGAACGATTCAAACCGCTCAACGTACTCTTTGTCACGCGCATGATGTAGTTAAGAGCCATTGACGGCTGAACAATCCCAAACGGGAGAGACGTTCCCCCCATTCCTCCGGTGTTCCCAGTGAAGACAGGAGTCGTGTACCAGTGCGCGTGCGCTCCCGCTGCGGTACCGACTGCTGTTCCTCCTGTCTTCGTACGCGCTACGTTTTCAGTTCCACCTGAAAGGTTAGGAGCATTAATGTCTGCTTCGACGTAGTGGTAGTGCAACCCTTGAACATCGGTCGTTCCAGCAGGGTGCTGATGAGACATGGAATGCGTATGCTCTACCATGTTGGCAGGTTCCAGCGCACGAGTCCCACTACCAAACTTCACACCAATAGAGCTAGCACCGATAGTGCTAGAGGAATAGTAACCAACGATAGTACGATCTCGAAGGTCAGGAATATTAAAATGTGTGCCGTCAGCACTGCCAAAAGTAGTACCGATAACAGCAAACAAATCAGGATAAGAGACTCGAAGAAGAGAAGCTCCGTTACAAATAGCCCAACCATCAGGAGCGGTGCTGCCAGCGTAAGCAACAATAGTACCCACAGGGGTATCAACACCAGCAGTGATACTAACGTTCAACTCACTGTTAAAGTCAATGTCTTCCCAGGAGATTGTTGAAGCCCCTGCCTTAAGATACTTTCCAGAGGAACCTTTAGTAAGCTCTGTGTACGTACCAGCACCAGTGCCGACAGCAAGAGAGCCAAGCTGAGTAAAAACTGCCTTTGGAAGATACGTACCACCAGCAGTTTGAAGACTATCAATATCGTCTTGAATAGCTGCAACGTCAGCAGCAGCAGCAAACTTCAATGTCGGACGAACCAACATACGAGAACCTGTTCCCGTATCTAGCCACAGAGGGTCTGTCTCGTTATCGGGTCCGTAAAACTGCACAAGTCCTTGATCGTTAGAAAGAACTTCAGTGACAGTCTCACCAAGAATGTTGAGCAGATCAGTGACCTGAGTACCGCTAGTGCGGGAGTCCCACACCTCAACAGGAACGCTAGGTCGCGGGTTTCCCGTCGCCACATCAATGACGTAATCACCGGGAGTAGACGCGTACAAAGAGCGGGCCATCAGGCAGCCTCCAAAAGACAGAAATTCTTCTCTATAAGAGCTATCGGCAGAATCGTCTACCTAGTAACGACAACCAACTCTCGCAAGAGTTGAATGTTTGTTTGTAAAGTAAGCTGCGTAGAATAATCTCCCGCCTCGTCTACTGAAGCAGAGATTGCAACTACTCTTATCTTCTCCACTGACACAGGATCACTAGGTCGGCCCTCAGAAGCAAAGCCTACCCAATCTCCTACTTGATAGTCAAGAAAAGCACGATTAATAGTGATCGGATCTCCACCGCTTTGCTCAATCTCTATAAAAGGAGGAGCAGAGATTGTCCATGAACTAAGTTCTTCTTTATACTTCTCAAGCTCAGCAGAAGTAAGAGCGGCAGGGGACTGCGTAACGTCAGGCCCAGTACCGTCACCGGGAATTGTGACAAAACGTTCTCTGCGTCCCCACGAAGTACGAGACTCTACATCATGAATGCCTTTAAGGACACTGCCACCAACAGGCTGATACAAACTAGTATCAAACAACCCAAACACACTGTTACCTATGTCAGCACGATCACGAGTCCTTGACTTCTGAAAAAGCACTGGGTTATAGAACACAACACTCTCAGAAAGATCTTCACCTAGGTCTTCTGCAACGTGCAAAATTCCACCGGGAGCCATGTAGAAAGAACTGTTCTGAATTTTGGCGCACTCCGAAAGAAGGTCTAAAAGATTGACACCGTTAGCCTGACACGTACCATCTCGATCTTGAGTAGGCGTCCACGCTACCCCGGCTGAGTCTGTAGTGACACTAAAAGAAAAGGCGAGTGTAGGAAGAAAGCTGCGCGCGAGATTGGTAACAGAAGTGTCTGCCTCATCCTTGAGAAACCTCTGCTTAGCACGCAAGTACATCTGGTACCAGTGGCGCATCATGTTCGTCTTCTCGTACGGATCTAACAGAGAAGTAGCTAATTCTCCGTACTTGTACAACATTCCACTACCTTCAGTAAAAGTAGCAGCAGTTATCTCAGCGTCGTTGATAATAGATTGCCCAGGCAACGCAGCAATATCCTTATTGACTATAGGAGGAAGCACAATAGCGTGACGCAAGCAATCGAGAACGCCTTTACCGCTAACCGTCACTTGACGATCAAGACTCTCGTCTACATAAGAAATCTCAGAGTTAGTAGGCAGCCAGTCAAAAACAAGCACCTCATCTAGGTAAAACTCCCAGAGGTTATCGCTCTCAAAAATCCTATCAAAGACATCGCCGTAGTCTAAGAAGTCCGAGTCCAGATCAAATGTGCATGACGCGGCACCGGGACCGTCAAGCTCAGACGACAACATCAAACTACGAAAAGGTACAACAGTGATAAGTTCGCCAGTGACAGAACGAACCTTAACAACCCATGAGCCGGATGTATTAGACATAAGGCTCACGATAATTAAGGAACATCTGACCGCTAAAGTCAGGAGACACTTCAACCCCAACATACTCAACAGTAACTGTATTTGCACCTTGTTGAAGAGATAGCCACAACGGATTACCGTACGAAGAAACTTTGCCAGTAACAGGACTATCAGCACGATGGATATTCAACGTTCCTACAACCCCAATAGTTGTAGGAAAAGCTGCGCTACGGTCTGATTTCACAGTGATGGACTCACTGTCAATCGTTGTCACAACAGAGTGAACGTAGTACACAGTGCCAGCAGAACCAGTAGAGAAATTAGGCCCAGAAGAAAGAACACTAGACAGTCCAGAAGTACTAATGTCATGAAAGTAGAGAGGGGTTCCAACAGTAAAGTCAGTCATGTCTGTGCCAGAAGGCAGAGATATGGAATTAGATCCAATATCGGTAGTACCAGCAGCCAGACTTTCACCAGAACGAAGAGCAACAGACTGATCAAAAAAGAATCTTGTACGCTCGCCAGACACAAGAGCAGTATCTTCGTACTGGAACCAATGCGCGTTTGCAGACAGTGGAGAGGCTGTCGTGACTCTGAAATCACTAGGATTAGCACCAAAAATACTCAGTGAGCAGCCATAGCCAGTAGTCACAGAACTACCAGCATTGAATACAGGAGAAGCCAACCCCTCAAACAGTTCAACAGAACGAACAGGTCCATAGAAAAAAGGGTCACTGAGAACAAGATCAACAGAGAACGTCGCGCGATTACGACCAGTCATCTCTGGTTCCATCGCTCCACCAATCTGTGCCCGAGCAGTAGCCTCAAGAATCTTCTGTCCGGCCACCGCCCCCGACTCTCCGGCATCAACAACATCGCCAGTCTCAGAATCACGATAAACAACCTCACCGTTAGCGTCGCGTTCAAGAGTTCGCCAACGTCGTGTCAGTTCTACCTGACGGTCAGGAGTCCAGAACAGTCGCTGCAATGCTTCCCAGTTCTGATTAAACTGAAATTCAGAGTCCCCTGTTTCCAAGTTCGTATCAGGATCAAGACCGTTCACGTACATCTCAAGAACAATTGTGCGAGACGCTGCAATCTTAGGACGGAAAGCCTGTCCGGCACGGTACGCATACACAGGATCAGACCCTCGAAGGCCAGGAAATCCACGAGGAGACCCTCCGAAATTAGATACGGCCCACGCGTACCTGTTCAGAGACACGCCATCAACAGACCACCACTCGTCAGCACTCGTCGTACGCCATGACTCGTCAGAAGTTGTCGAAGCGCGACGGTACTGCGACAGTGTATGCACTGACGGATCGTATTGCCCTGTATCAAACACGACTTAGTACTCCCGACTTGTCATCTTTTTGAGTTGCCGCTGGATTGAGTCCGTGGAGCGTTCCCGGTAGGGGTTATGGACGTTGATGTTTTGGTTTTCGATAGTGAAGCGTCGAGAACTGTCATGGGTGACGTTCGTGGATTTGACTCGTGGTGCGTCTGGCACGGAAAGTTTGGGCGTGATCGGCAGGGGATTGAACGAGAATTGAGGACTCACGAGCTTCTGAGTTTGGGCATGAGTCATCACCCTGCCCCGTTCTGCCGGTAGGACGATCTCTGGGCCGTATTCGCCCACAAGGTAGGGCTGCATACCTTCGATCAGACCGCCCATTGCTCTCTTGCCCTTGGGCTTAGATTTCTTTTTGGCCTTGCCCTTGGGAGTGGCTAGCGTGCCGCCTTCTGCCGTAGGAATCATGGCGTTGATTTCACGAAGACTCACGGCGAGATCCTGAAGCGAGAAACCAAAGTCAGTCAAGGAATCACGAGCGGCAATGACTCCATCGGAGCCTTCGATACCTGCTGCTGTGAGCTTGGCGTAGTCAGCTTTGTCTTTCTCGATCTGCTTGAGGCTCTCGTCATAACGAAGCTGGGCTGCTTCGAGTTCCACCCGTGCTGCTTCCCGGTCTACCGCTGTTGAGTTGGAGTCAGCAAGCACCCGTTTAGCGTTCTGCTTGGCGCTGTTGAGTTCGCTTGATGCTTGGCGCTGAGTGAATCCTGAGTTGTGCTGAGCAACGGTCTTGCCCATGTCTTCAATTGCTACGCGTGCTTGCTCTTGGGCTTCTACGAGTGCCTGCTGAGCGCGGATCTGATCTCGAATAGAACGGCGCTGATTCTCTAGCTCTCGATCTCGACGGCGAAGAGCTTCCTCACGATTCGTGCGGGCTTCGTTGCCAGCTTCTCTCGCATCGTAGGCACGCTGCTGGGCGGGCTTCATCTTCGAGTACTTGGCGCGTGCCTTGGCTTCGTTGAGGGCTATGGCGTATCCGGCTTCAAAAGCAAGATCTGACGGAGACTTAGCCGCTCGACCGCCTTTCTCGAATCGCTGTGCGAGTCCGACGATGCCGCCCGTGGCGTATCGAGTACGGCGCTTCCTGAAGCCTGAGTCACCCTTGCTGTTCGTCTGATTGAGTTTCTCTAGGTTGTCGTATCCGATAGCTTTCGCCGCTGACTTTCGGATCACAAACTCTCCGGGCATGAGAAGAGCTTGAACGGAATCCGTGTCGCCTTGGCCGGGAACGATACCGCCGTTCGCTCCGGCAACCTTCGTCGCTGACGTTTCTCCTCCTGATGCTCGACCGCCGCCGCCTGAGGAAAGCTGAGCCTTGAGGCTAATGGCGTTGAGTAGCTGGGATTCAATGGTGCTGATTGCTGATCCATCGACGCTGACAAGAGTTGTCTGAGACAGAATCTCTTTGTCCTTCTGAAGCTTCGAGATGATCTCGTCTGCCTCTTCGAGACTCTTGGGCTTGACGTTCGGATCTACTTCGTTGGCTTCGAGATCATGAAGCTCTTTTTCTGCCTGAGCTCTCTTTGCCGTGAGTTCGTCAATCTTCAGCGTTGCTTCTGGCGTTGCTTTCTTCCTGCTGAGCCTGTTGATCTGCGCGTCAATATCGGCAATCGTGTTGCGTAGCTTGCCTTCGTGGATCTGGATTTCAATAGGCGTGTTTGACGCGCTCTTCATCACGGAGATCAGCTTTTGGCCTTCGGTGGCGTTCTGTGCCCAAGCAGGTAGGGAGGCATATAGCTGAGCGGTCATCTGCCCGTACTTGGCCTTGGCAACGTCTGCGCTCACGCCAGACGAGAGAAGCTGTTGATAGAACTTTTCAATGCCTTGGGCTTGGGTAGTGACTGCTTGGCCGAAAGCTCCTAAGACCGGGATGCCTTGTGCGTTCGTGGAGTAGAAAGCCTGCTGCTCGTACTTACCCTTGGCTACCGCCGTGTTGAACTTGGCTTGACTTGCCGAGAGACGAGCTTGAGCCTGCTCGACTACTGCGGCGTTAGCGGTTCCCTTTGCCAACGTGTCAAAGAACTTCTGGGCACCGACCCGTGCCTGAGTGAACGGATCTGTTTTGAACTGTTCAAGGTTGGTGCCGTACTGGGCCAGGAAACTGGTTAGCTGCGGCATCTTCTCCGCCGCCTGCTCCGTGTTGAGTCCTAGTGCCTTCACGTTATCGACAAACGTGGCGAAGCCTTCAGAATCAAGGGAGCTACCGAAAGAGGTAAGCACGGAGTCGAGCCGCTTTAGACCTTCATCCCCGACTCGTAGCGCGTCCTGCAATTCCGCCTTGAACTTCTGGGCGCGGTCGTAGGCCGCGATGTCGTCTGCGGTCGTTCCTGGTTCAAAGCGGGTGGTTGTCGTCGGTGCTGCTTGATTACTCCCGCTAGGAACTGTGGATTGAGTCGGTGGCTTCATCTTGCTGACCACCTGGAGATCCTTGGCGTTTTGCTTGAGTTCGTCTGACCACTGGGAAGATGACTTCGCGTTGATCTCGTTTGCCGTGTACCAGTCGTTCAGCTTGACCGCGCCCACGGTGATCGCAGCGGCCACGGCTGCGATGCCTGCTGCGATTGCGCCTACTGTTCCCGCCGCTGTGCCTGCCAAGGCCGGGATGCCAGCGAGGAACTTGGAGAACTTGCCGCCCTTGCCTGCTGCTAGTCCGCCAGCGTCTCCGACTGTCTCGACGGTCTTCAGCAAGCCAACGGCTACCGCCGCCTTCTTCGCGGCTGCCCCCAACCTAACCAGACGCGTAACAAACTTATCGTAGATACCAATAACAATAATACCAGCACCAACAAGACCAGCAACAGTTCCAGCTAGCTTAACGAACTGTCCAATAACAGGAATACTAGCAAGTGTATTAAGTATAGTAGCAAGAACATCAAATACAGTGATAAGAGAGGTAACAAAAGTTAGAACACCAGAGTCAATAAGCTTAGCAAAAATGCTAGCAATAGAAGCAATGGCACGAATAAACTTATCCATGTTCTCTGGCTGCCCAAGCACCCGCATCAACTCAAAAACAGCAGGAAGAAGCTCAGTCCTGATCACGCCAATACTAGTAGTCAGCGCACCAAGATCCACCATACTAGCAAGCCCACGGAAAATATCTCCGAACAACTTACCAACCTCAGAGAGAACAGGCTTAAGGTCATCAAAGAACTTATTAAGCTTCCCTCCCTCCTGCGAAGCGCCCTTAACAGTGACAGCCCAGCCCTTTGCAACTGCGTCGAAACGTTGCATGAGCCAATCGGTCGTATCGCCCGCTGCTTTGAAGACAGAAGAGATGATAGAACCAAAGCTCTTAATAATACTGATGAACTGTGTCAGTCTCGTACCAACAGTGTCGAAAGAGTTCTCATTGAGAGAGGCAGACCAGTCACGGAAGTCGTCAGCCAGCCCAGCAATGGTCTGACCAACAAACTTTGTCAACGGACGGGCAGCGTCAGCGATCAGGCGGAACGCGTCCATAACAGACAGAAGTGCGTCGCCTAGAGAACCGATGACCTTGACGTTCGACTTACCCAGACGAGCGAAGCTATCCTGCCACGGTCCAGAGGCCATCATCTCAACGCCCTTAGCTGCTACCTTACCGACAGCACCAGCAGCAGAGGAGAGGATAGGCTTCAGAGAACTCAAGATAGTCTTGAACTTACCTACCTGTGGAACGATAGGCCCGAAGAAAGATTTCTGAGCGGCCTTCTGAACCTTCTGCCACGCAGGGTAGAGATCAGTGAGCGCACCAACGACCTTACGAGCAGCGGGAGCCATCTGTGCGAGAGCTTCGGCGTACGTCTTAGGTACAGGAGACCCATTCTCCTTGCCGAACAGAGAGAACGCTTTACCCACACCCCTGAATGCAAGGGCTACACCGCCAGCAGCCGCTGCCACAGCGAGAATACCACCAGGAACAGTAGCAATCACCCCACCGAGTTGTGCCAAAGCATTAGCGAAAACGACAGCGGCACCGCCAGCAGCAGCCAACAAGGACACAATAGACTGCAAAGAGAACGCAACAGTAGCAATACCCAGACCAAGGAAAGCAGCCTTGACTTGGTAGAAACTTCCACCAACTGCCTTCATGACCCCGGTCAGTTTAGAATACGTACGTTGTACTCTCGTGCCCTTCTTACTCGCTTCGTCTGCTTGACGATTACTCTCCGCCATAGCAGCCGCATTAGAAGCTAGCTCGTGCGCGTGAGAATCAAAGTTCTTCGCATTAGAACCAAACTCCAAGCTAAGATTGTGCATGGAATCTCGGTACGCGTTTACCTGCGTAGGTGACAACTTCCCACGAACAGCGTCCAAAGTATCCATGAAAGTCTGAAGACCACTCTCGGCCTTTTTAACCTCGGTAATAAGGTCACCAGAGCCGCCGTCAATCCTACCAAGAGCACTGGAATCTTTTCCTGAGATCTGCTTATTAAAAACGTCAGCTAGACGCTTGTATCCAACAAGCTGCTCATCAAGATTATCCTTTATGTTCTTGTGCGCGCGTGTCTCACGTACTGCGTTCTCCTTGTAAGCAGCATCCCACGCTTTATTTATACGGCTAATCTGTTGAAGAGTTTCCTTACCCAGCTTCTCTTGTTTCGATAAACTCTCTTTGTAAGCGCGCGACTCACGCACTTCCTTCTCTTTATAAGCAGCGTTCCACGCCTTACTGATACGGTTAATCTGTCGAAAAGTCTCTCCGCCTAAACTCTTCTGACGAGACAGATCGTCTCTGTAAGAACGTGTCTGACGCGCTGTGTTCTCTTTATCAGCAGCAATCTTAGCCCTGTTAAGACGCTGAATCCACTGAAAGGTCTCCTTGCCCAGTCTCTTTTGGGCCGCTAGAGCTTCTTTGTCGGACCTCTTTTTGGCAGCCGCTGCCTTAGCTTCAGCAGAACTAACCGCAGAAGCTGTCCTCTTTGCTACCTTAGAATCTTTCTGGCGAGCAGCGGTGGTTTCTTTTACTGCGTCTGTCTGATCTTCTTGTGCGTCAGTAGCTTTCTTTGTACCCTTAACAGTTTTATCATTAAGAGCGTCAAGACGCTTCTCAACATTCTTCAGAGACTGAAGAAACTTTCCGAAGTTGGCAACGGCGGTATACTTGACGCGGTAATCTCTTTCCGCCATTGCCAACCCCTCCTTACCGTGGACGAGTTATACCCGGCGCAAGGCCAGACATAAGCCGCTCATAAGAGCCTGTCTGCGGCTCCTTACTTTTCGTACTCGCTTTCTCTTCTTGTGGATCAAGTGATACTGCAAGAGCTTGTTTCACAAAGTCCTCGCCCGCGCCACTAGCTGCCGCAATAAAAGTGCTCAGTGTTTGCGTCTGCCAGGAAACGAGTGCTCTATTCTTTCGCTCCTCCATGTACCGTCGTAAAGTGATTGCCGTTGTGATCTGACGAAGCCGTTTAAGAGTGAGGTCAAGAATTGTTTTATCATCCCAACCATACTCAAAACTAACTAAGTCAAATGCACGAGACAGTCCTCCTACTAAGCCTTCTGGGTCGATGCCTTGGAGGTCTTTGACGAGGCGCTCGGCTTGTCTTGCCCCGTCTTCAGAGCCAGTTCCAGCATCGACAGTAGGCGTTTTCCCAAGGCTGCCAAGTCCTTTGCTTCACGTCGGATAATCAACTCGACAATCCCAAAGGTATCTTCCAGTTCAGGGTTAGCAAGTGCCTTATCAACGTCGTCCCACAAAGAGCGGTTGCGCTCAATTGCCTGCTTAGACAGACTGTTACCCTCAGTCAGACCAACTGGCTTAACCATACTGACAAGGAAGTCAATGGTTTCCTGTTCAGCTTCAGGGATGGAGAAAACAACCATAGCCAAAAGACGACCAACGATCTCTTCGCCCTCTCCATCAAACAGGGAAGTAATACCATCTTCCATATAAGCAGGAGCACCGTGAGTAATGATACGGAAAAGGCGGAAGAACTGACGAGTCTTCAGATCTTCAATAGAAACAACCGTACCGTCAACCAGAGTGTAGGTTGCAGGAACGGGATCAAGAATATCTTCTTCTGACACCTTGATGTCAGTTTCAGTTACTTCGTCTTGCACGGCAGTCATAGCTGCTCCTTATCTAAGAGATTCGATTTTTCATATTCAGTTATAAGTAGCCAGGTAGGAGGGAAACCCTTGGGATATTTCCCTCCTACCTAACTAGGATTAAGATGGACGGCTAACCAAACGACCAATTGCACGGTCAGTCAGGCTAGCTCCGGTCTCGTCCACAGACGAGATGAGTGCGCGGCCTGAGTAGTTCAGCTTCAGACCATCCTTGTAGGACGGACCATCGAAGCTGAATGGCTGGAACTGCACCTTGTACAGGATGAAGTCAAGGTTACGCGTCACACCGTTAGTGTCCTTAGCAGGAACACGAATACGCATGGGACGAGTTGGCTGGTTCAGGGACTCTTCAGTCCACAGCGGTACGCTGTAGTGGTCGTTAGGCGCTGAGCCAGACGACGTAACAGTGGTGCCGCTAAGCAGCGCAATGGTATCGAACGGGACATACCCGGCCTGGATCGTGACGTTGGCGAAGTTGAACCAGAACCACGTCGAAAGCACAGTGTTGTCACCAGGGTTGTCAAAGCTGTCGGTATCAGCCTCAAGCGATCCTTCGTTCACACCGTAAATATCACCGAAAGTTTCATCGGCACCAGTGGAACCATTAAGAATGGCCGCGTGGCTAATACTAAAGCCCTCAAAAGTTTTAGTAGACATGCTGTTGTCTCCTTTGAGACTAAGGAAATATGGATTAGCCTCTAGCGGCTCTACTTAATCTATCGGCGCTTTCTCCTTTCTACTTACCCCTCGCTTCTTCTCCTCGTGCTATCTCAACTGTCTCGACAAGATCCCCAGCAAAATTAAAACGGTGAAGAACACGAGCTATATCATAGCCCTGCTTACGCAAATCACGAGCACAGTCACTACACGCAAACTCTACAGTGTTGTCATCTAAATAACGAGGACGCTCACCATTCTGCCGAAGAATAGCAAGTAATCTACCTGGCCCAGTAGGACAACGAAGCTGAACAGAACCCATATCAACGCTCGCCTATTGTACTGTCTCTAAGTCCCATCTGGTACCGAGTATAAACTTCTTCACCCTTACCAGGAACATTATCCCTGATTCGATAGAACATTTTCTCAACAACAGTGTCCCAGTTACACATCTTAGGAATCATCTGTGCAGCAAGGTCTGCCTTTGCTTTAACTTCAGCACGATTCTTGTACGTGTGCATCATGAGTTCCTTCATGTGCTCAGTAGAAGCACGCGCTGACTTACAGTCTGGATACTCAGCACTTTCTTCGCGCAGTACATAATCCAACGGGTACGCCCACTGAGGGTCGAGCCACTCGCGGTGGCCTCCCCAGTCAGTAGCGATCACCGTTCCGCCCGTAGTCATAAACTCAAGAGCGGGAAGATTCTTTCCTTCCCCGCGAGAAGGAGCAAGGAGAACATGCTGACTCTGATAGAACGCATTTAATACATCAGTGGGCCATGTGGCATAATGCACCCGAAGCTTAGGACACCAGTCTTCCATAGCAGGGTGGAGATTGCGAAGAGTATTCTTAAGGTGTAACTCAGCACCATCAAACTCTTTAGGATAACGCTTCTTAAGATCAACAAAAGCTTGAATAGCAACAAACGGATCTTTACGCTCGTGCAGTTGCCCACACATCATGAACCCGAAGCGGTCCCCAAACCAGTCACGCTCCAACGGCTGCCACTCAGACGGATCGTACCCGCCCTGCAAAATTGCAGTGTCTGTGTTTGTCAAGTAGGGCTTGAAACCTTCAACAGTAACCGAGTCATATCCAAGAAAAAGATCGAAGTCTCGCATCCTAGATTGCAAAGTCTTACGCTGAGAAGGCATCAAATTAGAAAGAGACGTGTACTCCCACATAGACCAAGCAACAGTAACGCTACCCTCTTTACGAAGAGCAGAAGGAATAGCTAATTGACCTGGATCTTCATGATCAATAACAAGGTCAAAAGGCTTCTGAAGATTTTTACTAAAAAGACTGATGACATCATCAGGAAGAGGAGGAGAAACATGCGTAGGTTGGAGATAAACGTCAGCACCGCAACGAACTAGGGCTTGAATAAGACCAATACCATCTCGGCCATAGCCAGTGAACGTACTGATAGGAGACTTTACAAGAACCTTAACTGTCATACGGGGTCAGACCCTCCACTGCAATACTCAGAGACAAGCTTGACTTCTCTTGTCTTCATCGAGCACACGCTCTTCTAACAAGTGCTGTGCAGAACTACAGTAAATAGTAACATCGTTATCCACTACAACGCAACCGCAAGAAAGAGAAAAGCTGCCCACAACATCTCCTACCCTAAAGTGATAGCAAACTTTGACCTTGAAAAACGTGCTCCATCTGTATCATTGAATGGATAGATCTTATGCCCAGCAATCTTATGACTAGTAAGAACGCGAAGCGAGTCCCACTGTAGCTCAACATGAGAAGGAACGTGCAAAAGAGAATCAACTACTTCCCAGATCTCGTTAAATCTAGGGAGAAGATTAGGCTGTGTCACATTAGCAGCGGTGTCTCGACCTGGATCAATATAAACATCAACAGACAGAGCAGGAAATCCCATTGTGTTGTGTCTATTACTTTGCGACCAATCCCCGTCCGGCCACAATACGATAGCCGCACGCTTCGTGCCCTCCATCGGAACCATAGGACGAGCACTCGCGTCCTGTCCGCGAAAGATCCACGTATCAAACCCGGAGCCGGTACCAAGGAGTGTCGTCAACTCAGCAGAGTCAGAAAGAAAACGACGCGCAGCTAAAACAATATCAATACTCATTTTGCAAAGTGTCCTCTGATGATAGTCTCGGCCCAGATGCCGTCCATTACTGGATTTTCAATACCTTCCATAAAATCATGTCCGGGACGGCGCTGTTCAAACCACGCATAAGAATTGTACGAAGGGCTAGTAGGCTGGAAAGCGTCATACATAATCTCCCCCTCCCACGAAATGACACCCCTACTAGACTCAGTATCCCCAGAACGGATCAACTTAGTAGTGTCAACGTGTACGTCCATCTGAGTAATAAAAAAAAGTTCTTGGAGAGTGTCGTTAAGTTCACGACGTAGCCTACCACCGGGATGAAGAAGACGACGTACTTCTTTCAGTGCGTCACTAGGATCAACGTCAATGATAATCATGTGACTCTCCTAAGTAGTAGCAGGAAGGTAAGCAGCTACATTCTGAGCAACCTCAACAACTTGAACTTCAATATGGTGTGCAGAACCGTAATCCAGCGCCTGATCGGGCACAGCCTTAATGGCAAACGTACCAGTGACCGGGCCTGAAACTGTTCTGATGTGATCTCCTGGCTTAAGAGCAACAGAAGACGCACAAAACATAACCCCCACACGATCAGGAGCACGGCCCGCTTCCACAGGAGCGGGCTGATCCTTTCCAGGACGAAGAAAGTTCAGGTCCAAACGACAGGACACTCGCTGCAAAGAAGAAACAGCAGACCACTCATACTCAACAGCACCATCTTCAGACGACATAGTAAGACGATAAACAGCCACAACAGAACTAAACAAATGATTCATTGTCAGTTCCTAGTAAAAACTTGATCGCCTGAAAATCCAAACAAATTAGAAGAGTTCTCACCCTCTGGCCCTAGAAGCACACGACGACCGTTAACTTCGCTAATGCCGTAGTCCTCAAAAATCGTAGTGGCAGAATGCGAGACAGTCACACCTGAATCGCAAGACCCGTAATTCTGTATGGCTAGATCAAACCAGCCAACCCCAGTCGGAAGTCCCTGAGAAACCTGAGACGACATCTTCGAGTAAGAGTAGCTACCAATAGTCTCAGAAGAAAACGGACTAGCCTTAGCAGTAGAATACTGTTGACCCAAGTACAACCTGTCGGCCATATCAAGAATGGCATTGACACAAACATCGTAATCTACAGACGTAGTATCTGTAGGAAGCGCGTCAAGACAAGAAGCAATCTGAAACAACACAGTCGCTTGAACTAGTGCCTGGTCTGCAAAGTCAGTGTAGGACTCTTCTTCTCTGCCACTAAACACAGCCAACTGTTCAAGAGACGGAGGCGTTATTCGGGCCACAAGAAGACTCCCTCTTACTAAGTAATCGGAGGCTTCCGATTACGCTTCAACTCCCGAGCAAGGTACTCTGGATCTGAGCTAGGCTCTCCAAACCACGGACCTTTACGGAACATTACCTTGCCAAACCGTTTTGCTTGCTCATAATCATTATCGACCAAATCGAGCCACGACTCTCCATTACGATCAAGAGTAGCCTCGTATGAGCGTGAACCCTTTACAACTTCCAACTCTTGTCCGCGATACCACACAGTAGCAAAAGCAGAGAATCCATCTTCGATAAAGTGAAGAAGGATAGTTTGATCTACCTCATCAGGCTCAGTCTCATCAAAGCGATCCTCTGGAAGCTGACGTGCTCCCTCCAACAAAGCCTGAGCATGAGACGCAGACTCAGCATCTTGCTCAACAACCTCTTCTACAGGAGCCTCTTCCACAACAATGTCTTCAACTTCAACCTTGACTGAAGAAGGCTCAACGATCTTAGTCTCAGGTTCAGGAACAGCGACGCTCTCACTGTCATTCAAAAGATCGTCAATGTCAGAGTTTAAAGACAGCGGCATGTGCAAACCTTTCCAAAGAATAAGTGAACACAGGAAGTGTACCACAAATAAAGAAGAGAGCCAGTACCCGAAGGTGACTGGCTCTCTTCCTTTAAAAGGCTAACGCATCTTAAGTGAGGTCAGCGTAAACAAACTGCTCAGTCCGAGTAATGACTGGCAGGAAGTGCCACTCAAGAAGGATCTGGCGAGCCGAAGGATCTTTTTCCTTCCACGTCTTGCTGAACTTTCCGGTGAATCCGCCTGGAGCTTCGTCATCAGCAGTCGGACCCTCCATCAGTTCAATCGGACGGTTCTCATCAAAGTTTCCAATGACAACGTGGTTGTCATCTAGGAAGTTAGTGATGGTTCCGTTCGACGCTTCGTAGACGGACTCTGCCAGGTTCCAGTTCAGACCCATGAAGCCGGGAATGACACCGTTCTGGTAGTACTCGTCCTTCATACGATCCGACAGGAGCGCACCGGCAGGAGCGTTGGACGCACCCGTTGACGCGAAGCTATCGAAGACGTTAGCAACAGCAACCTCAGTTGCGTATGCGTCCTTCGCAGCGACACGACCATCACGGGTGATGAGGCGCTTCCACGCACGAACGTCATCAACGATCTGCGACGGAGTAGCAGTTGCCCACGCAGTACCGGCTGACGGCTTGTGCGAGCTTGCAAATCCATAGTCAACAGTCGCTTGAACTTCATGCGAATCGAAGGTCAGCGTTCCCGTCAGTGCCTTCCACAAGCAGTACTCTGCAAGTGCGTTGGCGCGGTTGTCAAGATCCTGAACCTCGCGAAGAACTGCGGCCTCAGCATTGACCTTAGCAAGCTGACCCGGCTCACGGAGCCAGTGCAGAGTCGTCGGTTCAAAGACCTTCTTCTCACGCGTGTAGACAAACGACGCACTCTTCTGGCTACGAGTCAGACGTGAAACAATCTGAGCCTCAGAGTTAGGAACGTTTGGAGAAGCAATCGTACGCGAACCAGAAACAACGTCCCAGGTCACGGCGGGGAAGGGCCACGGTTGCTTCGGAACGCGGTTCAAAAGAATCATGCTCTCAGGAGCAGTCAGCTTCTCTACCACACCACGAAGAACCTGCGGCTGAAGCAGGCTAATATCTGGCATTGGGAAAACTCCTAACTAAAGTGATGTAACAGTTAGTCGCGTTCCTTGCGGAACCGGCCTGCGCCACTCCTAAGAGTCATCCGGCTGGCCTAAGTCTATCTACTAGCAATATCGGCTAAGTACAAATACAACTACAAACTTTTCATAGATGGTCTGTTGCACAGCCGCGAGGAAAACTGTGCAACAGACCCCCTCGGTAGCGAATCGAGGTCTATGTTCTACGCACTATAGCATAGGACTATCTACTAATAAGAGAATGGACAATAGTCAACCCGCACCCAACTACCAACGAAATCAGCAAAACAGCCAACAACCATGCGTAGAATTTTCCGGCATCTTCGGAGACAAAAGCAGAGAACACAGCAAGAACTATCCAAAAACAAAAAACAAGAAAGAGAACTGCGACCGTCATCGCATTGCCCTCTCGATCCCTTCCTCAATAGAAATTCTAGGGATGTAAAAATCATGCAGCTTGTCAACGTTCGCCACACGATAATGAACACCAGTAGGTTTATCAGGAAGTGTTTGAATACTAGGACTGTAGCCAGAACGAGAAGTAAAAAGTTCAGACAACTTAAGGAAGTCAGTTGCCATACCAGTACCTATATTAATAGGGCCAGTAAAGCCAGAAGTGATAAGACTAAGAATGGCTTCCATTATATCGTCAACATGAATCCAATCTCGTACCTGCGTACCATCTCCCCAAATAACAAAAGGGTCTTCCCGTGATAGAGCACGAGCACGAAAAGCTCCGAAAGGGTACGTAGTATCTTGATCAGAACCATAGCCAGACATAGGACGAAGACATGTCACAGGAGCAGAACAACGAGAAGCCATCTGCTCTCCGGTCAACTTAACCCACCCGTACATAGCATCAGGAAGCTCAGGCTTCTGAAGATTAATGTGATCTTCCTGAAGATGTGTATGATGCTCGCGTGTCTGCAAAGAAACAGGATACGCAGCAGAACTGCTTGGGTAAATAACATGGCCGGGACGAACGCGCTCTGCATAATTAAAAAGAGCAACGTCTAAAGCTATGGTCTGAGCAACAGCTAGGGGATTGCCGTCAATTGTGGCACGTCCACCAACTATTGCAGCAAAGTGTAGAACAATGTCAAAGTAAGTATCTGAAGCAAAAACATCACGACAGTCGGTGCCAGATTGAATGTCAACACCTTGAACATCGTGACCTAGCTGTAGAAAAGTACGCATTGCATGACGGCCCAAGAATCCGTCCGATCCTGTCACCAGTACCTTCACAGTTCCACCTTCTCTGCCACCCACATTTGCGTAGACTCGGTTCCTTCAAACACTCCACCAAGCATAACTTCATACCCAGCGCCCTCAAGAACGTTCTGAAAACCTTCCACGTCCCAGCCCCACAAATGATAAGGATAGTGAGAGTCAGGAGTCTCACCATTAGGAACAGATGCTACCAAGTATGTTGTCTGTAAGTCTTTTAAAAACCCGTGAGGGTCTACCATGTGCTCAAGAACTTCAGACAAAACAGCAACGTCACTGCGATAAGAAGTCTCCACAAAATTAGAAAACACAACAGGTCGGCCCAACTCCACCGCCTGATCGACGTTAGCCCGACAAAAGTCTAGGCCCAGAAGATCGTCTCCCTCAAGCAAAGAAAGAAGTCCGCCATTACCGCAACCGTAATCAATCAAAGACTTCTCTGTGCCAATCTCTTGAAACAAAGCATTGACAAGGCCAGCCACTGTACGAATACGTGCGCCGTGCCCCTCCTCATGAAGATGATCAGCAGCCTCTCGGTCTACGTGAAACTCCTCAGAAGAATAAAACTCCTCTGTGTCAAAACGATACTCAGTCACCGTGCCACCCACATCTGGTAACGAACGTCCAACTCTGGAAACTCTAAGAACGACATAGCAACAGGCTGAAAAGAAGCAGCCTCCAACATAGCCGCAACGTCAGAAGCTGACCATGCCCAGTAATGTTCAAAATTAGGGATGGTCTCATCACAAGGAGTAGACAACACTAGCTGACGAGTCTTAGCACGAAGCTCCCTGAGCACAGCATCAGGATCATCGAGATGCTCTAACGTTTCAGAAAGCACAAAAGCTCCCACAGAAGGAATCTGATGGACAGTCTCTTCAATGGGTCCGCAATACACGTTACCTTCTACAAAATCTCCGAGGTAAACAGTGACACCGCGAAAATTCTCCGCGATGCCAGTAGCAATGTAACCATCGCCGCAAGACAGGTCTGCGATAGAAGTAAAAGGTTCAAGGTTTGCGGAAGCAAACTTCACAGTCTCTTCAACTCGAATAATATGATCTGTCCATTTCGTATGGTCATATGTATTCGAGTAAACCTCAGCAAGCTGACGCTCTGAGTACTTCGGACGCAGACGCTTTCTCACCAGAGAGCCTTCACCTTCTCTACATCTGACTGAAACTGCGTAGCCAGATAGTTTTGATATGCCAACGAGTCATCAGAGTACATCTTTTCTGAGTTGACTTCCGCATAAAGAGCGTCTTGCGTAGACTTTCCAGTAGAAAAATGTAAGTGCTCAAGAATCACATCGGGAAGATACGTGATACGTCCAACTGCCTTACCAAGATCTAGCCAATAATTATCAAGGTACAAGTGCGTCTGCTCTGGTGGACAGTACTGACCTGTCGCCAAGATAATGTCACTTGAAATAAGAATAGCCGTGGGCAAAGCCTCACCTTGCAAAAGATCATTAGCGTAAGCCATGCCCCCGCCCCCTACAGCAAATGCTAAGGACTCGTCCCAGCACGGAGTCTTAGGGCAGTGATCATCGCCCAAGAACCCGACCGACGCGTACTCTCCGGCCAATCGCACACCGACATCATTAAGAGTTGGACCAAGACGAAGACGCGGACCAACCTCTACGCGAAACTCTGGGTATGTCTCTTCATCAAGAAGTGCCAAGTACTGATCGACAGTAGGATCATCGTCATCAATACGAACAACAAGGTCAGCTACAGCAGAAGTAGCTTTCCATGCCTGCAAAAGTCGAGCAATGTTATTAGGTCGTCCCCTAGAAGGACACAGCCAAACTGATTCCATAATCACACACTATCAGAAAGTCAAACAAAAAGAAGTGGAACACAAAAACCCCCTCCAAAGGAGGGGGTCTTCATGACTAAGCGTCAGAACTTGAATGTATCGCGAACCGTGTCCGACACCGAACCAAGGTCAGTGATAGAACCAGCATCGGCACCTGAAATCTTGGAGTTCACCAAGAGACCAGAAACGACGATGTTCCCCTGAACAGTTGGACCGGCAGCATCAGTTCCAGTATCAACTGCCTGACGAAGGATGCCACGAGCAACCTGTTCGCCGTTGCTGTTGCTGTTGTTATACAGCACATACAACTTAGAAGCCGTCAAGCGACCAAGAACAGTACCAGCAGGAAGAATTCCCTGCCCTGCCTTGAGAGTTACACCAAACTGGCGAAGTCCCACGGTAGAAGCAAGAATCTCAGTATCGGCACTGGTGGGTCCGTCCGTAACTCCTGGCGAGTTGAGGACATTTCCTGGGTATTCAATAGACATTTTTTATATCCCCTTATCGAAGAGTTGCGGAAAGACGAGCAACTTCTGCGTCAATATCTTCTTCCTGCTTCCGACTATCTTCGTCGGTAACAGACGTACCTGACTCAGCCGACAGTTCAACGACTGCTGCTTCAGGAACGAGCTTGTCGAACATCTCCTCATTGCTGAGACGAAGCTCAATCATCGCGTCACGCTGTGCCGGGATGATCCGACCTTCAGCAACGAGAGCATCAACCGTATGCTCTGCGTCTGACTTGATATAGGTTTCTAGCTTTGCCGACAGAGTGATGTTTTCCTCACCCAGCGCGACAATTGAACCAACGATAGAATCGCCGGTAAGTTCTTCGCCAGCAGACAGCTTCACAAAGTCCGACTCAACAAGAGCAGACGAAAGCTTAGCCGAAAGCTCGACGGCAGGCTTGGCTTCAGCCAATTCAGCAACGAGTCCTTCGTTCTGAACAGACAGAGTTTCGACCTGTGCAGTAAGGGCAGCAACGTCTACCCCGTAGGTGGTCTTCAACTCAGCAATGAGTTCTTCTTGCGTAGGCATACGGTACTCCTCTTGCGACAGGACGACTACTTCACCAACATTATCGGCAGAAGCAGCAATCAACTCTTCATAATCTTCTAGTTCAGTAATGTAAGGACGGTTTGTCACACACACATGCAGCAAAGTAGGTCCGACCTTCTCACCACTCTTAGTATCAGTGTAGTCCAAGTGCATCATTGCTGACGCGCCTAGCAACGTCTTACCAAGCTTATCCGCAGCATCAGCATCACGAGCATCAATAACTGCGTAAATCTTTCCGTCAACTTCTTCAATGCCGACAACCTCACCGATATTACGAGTGGGATCTTCGGTATGTTCATTCGACGGACCAGCGAGCGGAACCTGAACAATGTCACAAACATTGTTGTCAAAGTTACTCTTCAACTTTGACACGAAGTCTTCGTCCACCTTCAACGTCTGCTTCGTAGCAGGGTGAATAAGGTTACCCATATTCAAAATGTGCTTACGAAACAACCTGCCCCGCTTCGTACGAGACATCTCAACAAAGCTGCCATCTTCCGTACGAGACGGAATGATAACTGCGCCCTCAAAGTCAGGCATCTTCTTCTCCTTCCGAATCAACGGAGTCGGTAACTACTTCTTCTTCAGTAGAATCAATCACGTCGTTGTGATCGTCTACGTCCTCCACCACTTCACCAGAGGCTTCTTCTTGGACATCTGGGACTTCTCCACCCTCTTCAACATCTTCTGGTACTGATGGTGGTTCGGGATCGGATACAGAGTCAGACCCTGTATCTGGCAACTCAGAAGAGTCAACAACCTCTTCACCGATACTATCGTCAATATCATTATCAATAGTTTCAGGAACAGCTTGATCATCTGGTGCCTCCTCAGTAGTGAGTGCTATTGACTCGTCCTGAAAATCAGGAACGAAAATAAGGGGCATATCAATGCCAGCAAGTTTCACTTCAGGACGTTTCCGTTTCTTCGGGAGGGACTTGACTTCCTCACTGACTCCCTTAATAAAACGACTACGAACTTGCTTACCAGTAAGATCCTTTGTTTCACCGTACTGATTAACCTGCTTACCAGTACCATCCTTATACACAATCATGTGGCTAGTTCCCTTGCCTGCCTTGGTATAGATGCCGTGCTTAACGCCACCCACCTCATCAAGAGAAGCAAAGAACTTACGAACAGAATTACCAGAAGGCAGCTTTCGAGAAGGGACGTTGTTGCCACTATCGTCAACCCCGCTCACCATCCCTGTTTCTGGGTCATACCAAAAAAAGAAAGCTGGGGTACCAGGAACCTGAGGAGGAAGTGTGCCCACACGAGCACCTACGGGAACGCGAACATCTCGACCTTTCCAGTGGAAGATCTCTGTCTTTACCTCGCCCTTCTTATCCTCCTCAACAGCGTCTATCTGAGGAGGAGCATCTTGTGACTGAGGATCTTTGGCAGCAGGAGCCTCAGCAGCAGGATCAAAATCAATGTTCTCTAGTTGAGCAGGAAGATTGCCTTGTTCAATACCCTTCAACCGATTCATAAACAACTGAAGCTGCGCTGCGGTTGATCCTTTAGCAAGCTGCTCAACTGCAATATCCGCGCGAGCCTCCAACGCACCCTTCTGCAAAAGAAGTTTAACAAGTGCTCCCTTGGCAGCAGTCATTTCCTTCTTATCACGCGAACGCAACTTCGGAGCCTGCTCCCCTTGAGAAGGTTCTGCCTGCTTCTTATCCTTAGCGGCGGGAACTTTAAGCTCTGTTTGCTTTGTCTCGATCAGTTTATTGCGAACAGATCTGACAGCGGTACGAGCAGACGGACGAGCGCCCGACTGTTCATATGCGTCCTTCTCCACAATAGAACCGATAGGCTGTCCGTATCGTTGCGCTCCCGCCTCCGTGCGAACACGCAAGACAGCAAGCTCAGCCTCCCCATCAGGAGACTGAAGCAACGAAACAAGATCAGACACACGAGACAAAACGGTTCCTCCTACACACATAATCGGCAAAACTATATAAGTTCTCTCACTGTAATACTTTTCATCGAACGAACCTCTTCAAGAATCTTAGTAATATCTCCGTCTACTACCAACCCAGATCGTAAAAGTCTAGCCGGATCAAGAGATTCAATCCAGAAAACTGCGTCAGAAGAACGAGCAACAGCCAGAACTGTCTCAACAGCAAGAGGCACATCCCCACCTAAAGAAACCCTAGCCATCAGATTTCCTCCAAGAGAATGCCTTACGGACAGTGTTGAGGATAGTATCGCGAAACTCAAAAAACTTTTTCTGCGGCAAGTCTTTAATCTGTTGAGAAGAGATACCAAAGAAAGCATTGACTACCTTCTTTGACTGCTTCTGAGCAAAAGAACGAAGACCGGCAGGAGAATTTTTCCCCTTGTAAACAGTGTCCTCTTTCTTCAATGCAGTAATAAGAAGAACGCACCGACAGTGAGGGTGTCGAGGAGGTCCGTACAAATCAAGATAAACTTTCGGAGGCGTGGCATAAGACTGCGTAGCACTGAACTTACCGTTCAAAGGAACTTCTGTACCGTGCAACGCCGTACAGGTAGGACACGGCGGCTTAGTGGTGTCAGAAAAGTTTGCTACCCATACCTTGCTGAGCTTCCACTCCTTGCCAACAGAAGCATATGCCTGCGCGTGCCCTTCAGTCATTCCACGCTGAACAGCCACAGACGCACTAGCGTTAGATCGGGAGGCTACTGGCCCCAATGCCTTGATCACAGACTCAGCTACCCAACGCGAACGTCGAATGCTTGTCTCACGGCGCTGCTGAGTTGTTTGCTTAGGATCGTCCTCGAAACGCGAAGACTCATACAATGTCTGAAATGCGTCAAATGCCCGCTTCTCCATATCGTAAGACTGCTCACGCACATCCTTGATAAGAGCCTTCAAGTAGGGAGACGTTCCAACAGATCCCTCTTTTATATCTACGCCCAGCAACGCAGCTTCTTCCTTTGCCTGCTCGTTGCCGACTAGCGCCCCATCTGCAAAAGCCTTCTCAACAATCTTGACTACACTGATACGCGTCTTATCAAGAGCCTTAGCAAAAGCAGTCTCTACATCACTACGATGAAGAATCTCTTCAACAGTAGAACTGTTATTGCGTTGAATGATCTTTGTAAGAATCTGAAGAAACTCTACTAGTGCCTCGTTGTACGCGTCACGAACATCAGCGCGAGCCTTAAGATCTAGCTGAACAGCTTGCGGTTTGTACTTATCAGTCAGAGCTAGAAGATCCGTAAACTCTGCAACCATTACAACTCCAAAGAGTCAGGATCTGCAAGAGTCTCCATTGCGGATAGAGCAGCAGGGTCTTGCGGTGGCACGTTTCCACTCGAAGAATCCTGCGGAACTGCGGCGGCAGAATCTAACCCAGCACTACTCAAAAAGTCTTGAAACGCCTGATCATTAACTCCTTCAGAAGCAGCCTTCGCCCGAGCACGTTCATCAATAACCGCATAGTCAATGTCCAACCCAAGCTCCTGTGACATGCGCTTCTCAAGCTCAGCCATGAACTCAGGAGTGACGTTCGCTCCGGCTCCGGCTGTAGCCAAACGATCAAAGAGAAGAGAGATAGAGCGACGTTGCTCATCAGTGAACGTACCCCAACTAAAGGTTGGGTACTTCCCAGTGCCAAAGTTCCAATCAATGAACTTAGGAATCAAACGCTGGTTAATAACATCAGCAACTTCTCCCATAATGGACTGAAGCATCATGATGAACATAGCGTCAGACTGCTGACCAAAGTCAACAATAGCCTTGTCACCGCCCTCTTGCTGATCGAAGAACGCAGCAAGAACAGACTTAGACATCTGAGAATTGTGGTGATTGATCATGCTCAAGAAATCAAACGAAGATCCAGGATACTCATTACGAACCTTAAAACCGGGAGGAAGCATCAAAGACTGAGCGAACCCAAAGTCTCGCAACGCAGCTTTAAACTTAGCAGTATCAGACGCAGAAGCCCCAGAAGGAATGTCACCAATACGAGAACCGACCGCACGGTGTTGAGCAGCCAAGTGCGCTAGATAGTAAAGCTTAACCTTCTTATCATAGTGGTAGAAGGCACTCTGAAAATAAGACACTCCGTAAAATGGGCGTTCCTCATCATTAGCAGTAATCCAGAAAGCTCTACTACCGGGAATGTTTACATCTTTAAGCTCGCCCTTAAACATAACACGCTGACGAAACCCAGTAAAGTTTCCGTTACCGTCAACCAAGAAAGATACAGTCTCAGACGGACGGTACGCCGCTTTCTTCAGACAAACCTTCCCCTTCAAAGGTCCAACATTAGGAACGTGGTAGACCTCTTCAAAAGCAGCAAAGCCGTCAAAGACAGACATCAACATCTGAGAGATAACCTGAGAGAAAGAAATCTCCATCCCACCAGAAGAGTAAGGAAGGTTGAACATTCGATCAATAAATTCTGCCTCCTCAGTGCCATCTTCAGAGGGGATAACCTTCACAGATTTAAGAGCGGAACGAATAGGCAAAGTAATAAGACGGTACAGTGCGCGTGCCTGACCATCCGTACGACGCATAGCCACAAGCTGCGAAATAGACGGACCATCTTCCTCGGAATAAGAAGACTGAATCTCTATCTGACCAGCAGGAGCACCGGGAGAAGTGTATGCAGAAGCGAAGGGAAGGTTAAGCGTAACCCCCATCTCTGCGCCTATCTCAGACTTTGACGGCTTAGGCAAAGCACCAACTGACTGTTGACCAGTCCCTTTAGTTGCCACGTCTCAACTCCACAGTATGTAATAAGGCTTACCCATTATATCGGCTGAAACCGCCTATACTGTACAAGTCCATGCCCGAAGGGGTTTCTGGAAACCCAATAGGATAGCTGTCATAAACAGAAGCAGTCTCGAATACAATATCAGACTCTTCCTCAGTTTCAGCCCCGCCAATAGACACAGCAGATAAAGCAGCACACGCCACCGCGTCAGCAAGGTCTTTACCAGAAGATGCAGGATGATCAACTTTCCCATTGGGCATCTTCATCAACGCAGTAAGTTCTTCATACAACATCTTGGAATTAGGAAGACTAATACGTCCCTCATACATCAGATCTCGAAGGTTGCGCCACACACTATCATCACGGTCAGCACTTACTTTCTTAGTTCTGATTCCCTGAGTGTGCAAAATCTGCATACTGTCGGCACTGTTATGAACAACAACACCAGAGGACACAGCAAAATTATGGTGCTCATCTACAGAAATGTCGTACACGTCTTGAGTAGGAGCAGGAACAACAGACACAACCTTATGGTTATAAACAGCCTGTTTACTTCTCCAACGGCGTGACTTCATAGCATTATAGCTAGGAGGGTTTCGATAATCTTTATACTCCCGCCACTGGTTGTACCCGTGCTCGCGCGCACGAGCAATCACTGTGGTTCGAGAGCAACCAAGTTCTGCGGCTACTTCACGTAAACCAATAGTAAGACCCTGCTCTAAGAGGCTAGTAACTGCCTCTTCTACTAATTCCCACGTAAGATCCTGCTTGTACCTATTAGTGTTTTTCCCTCTAAGACCAGACTGTCTCTCGGAGAGACTGGCACTAATTCGTTTCTTATGGGCCTCTGCCCACTCAGGGTCAGACCACAACTTCTCAAACCTACCACTAGCAAGACGTGAATGAAGAGCAGAATGATCTGAGCTACTCATAATCTGCAAGTTATCTGGACTGTTATTAGTGCTAGAGAGATCAACGTGATGAACAACCTCGCCCTTATCAGCAGGACGATGAACAGCGCCAGCCGACATACTGTGAGTATACTGCCATCGAGACTGACCAACAGCCGCCTCAGGATGGTGAACCTGCTCGTACTCCCGAGACGTAGGAGAAATCTTTCTCGTCCTACGATAAAGCGGCATAAGACTGTCACCCTCAGCAAGAAGACCGGCTTCCTTATACGAACCATCTCGCAACATAAACAGGTGGTCAGAAGTACAGGTGACTGTCTCACTGTTATCTAACGTGACAGTCACCATGTCAGAACGAGTGCCAGTCTTCCAAGCCTTTGTCACCTTGCCGGGAACTATACGCCCGTCTTTGTTGACAGAATAGACCCAAAATCCTCCTTCAGGATGAGTCTCGGCAAGCTCCTTGATCGGAACCTCCCGCCCGTCTAGCAACGAGATAGAAGTGTCTCCCGACAAGCACTGGAACTGGTCGTAGGACACAAGAGCGATGTTGAACCCTCGTCGTCTAAGTTCTAGTACTAACTGTCGAACCCACCTAATCTGAATCTCACGCTCTGGTTTCTGAGAAAGGTCTGCCTCATAACCGATAGCAAAATCTACATAGATATTAGGACGAGACTCCCATAGCTCAGTCTCTGCTCCGTCCTCGTCCGTAGTTATTGAACTAACGTCTTGCCAATCAAGAACATGAAGCATCGCCAGTCCAGCGCGGTCGTGACGAAGAGCCAAGTCCGCATGAATGACGTACAAAGCCCCCGGCTTAGGAACCATAGTCCCAAAATCGTGGTCTGCTCGCCACACAGGAGCACCAGACTCACTACCAAGAGAGTAGCTAATAGTGAGAGGACTATCATCGGCACGCATACAAGATCTGATAGCTTGAAAGTTTCGGAAGTACGGATCAACAGCACGCTCTGGCTTGCACTCATACTTTGTACGAGCCATGAGAGGATCTTTTTTGTAGTCGTCAGCGAAGTGTGACTTCTTCCTATTGGGGTGAACTTCCCACGTAGCGTACGGACCCGACGTGTAGTACCGAGACTCCTCGCCCATCTCCTCTTGATCTTGCTTACCGCGTTCCAGCAATTTCAAAATGGGAGACCCCACATACCGGGGGTAAGAAATATGAACGACCTTAAATGCTTCGGGGAAACGTGTCTTAGAGGACGTGTGCAACATATCAATAATAGTCTCGGCGCTATTAACAAAGTCCCTAGCCCTAGCGCCAGGAGCATCCTTCGACTTAAACCCATCAAGCTCATCAGCCACACCGAGAAGAAGGTTCAAACCTTCCTGAGACTCTGCCTCTGAGTGACCAGA